GGGAGGGGGGGGGGTAGGCAGAAGTCGAACCCCGACCCCCCCGGCACCCTTCGGTATTAAAGGTACTTAGGCCTCTGGTAGTGTGTGGTATTTCTGTCCCCTACGCATAAATACGCTTGACATTGACGGGTTTACCGTGTACGATGTTTTGAGGAGGATGCCATGATAAGGATACTCACTGATTTCAGCCTTGACCGCCTTTCTTCTGACAGTCGGGGAATGAGGGAAACATACGCCGCTGTTGGGGCCATTCTTGTGGAGATGCGGGATCTCCTGGTTCGCGGGTTTTTTGGTGGAGGGTTTGGCACGGAGAAGTACGAGCCGTTTACAGAGAAGTTGCTCAACGAGATGCTGGATGGGCAGTTGCATAAACTCGCCTGGGGTGAACGTCATATCTGGGGTGATTCGTTGAGCAACCCGGTGTTCTTACAGGGACTCCGCGACAGAATCGAGATAGAACGCGCCCTCTAGTATTACGGGGTTAAATTCAGGGGAATAAGCAATGGAGATCATAAAGATTGACGATACGATTAGCCTGATTCGTATCGCTCTCAGAGAGATCGATGCAGCGCGGATAGCGAACAAGGTTCTCACGGAACGGATAGGAGTTCACCCGCTTGCCAAAGTCACAGATCCATACAACAAACCGCTGCAAGAAGAGGACGCCGAATTAGCGTCGGGTCATCTATGTGGAGATAAGCTATTCCTGAACGTTTACGTTGTGTACTCTGCTGGCATCGTTCCGTCTGCATATTCTGAGATTGCTTTGTCAGAATGCTCGGGCCTGCACAAGCTAAACGACTACTTGACTGTCAAAATCCAAATAGCGGCCGGTGCTGTGGCCAGCTACATTGAAGAGAACGGCCGGCGTTTACAGGAAGAACTGGAGAGCTAATGCACAGAATCCAGAGAAAGCGGATAAATAGGCGGGTGAGAGTTAGGCACCTACCTGCGCCGAGAACGGTGGATATAGCGAAAGTACGCGGCGCGAGTGCTGCTCTACAGAACTACTGGTTGCTGTCTGCCCTCGCCTGTATCATAAGCGGCTCTACAGCGCCCGTAGTGCAATAGTTTTACTCATCGTGGAGGAAAGTGCCGTGACGGACGAAGTGGTGGACTCAATCATCGGTCTGTTCTACGTAGCACAAGCGCAAAAAACCATGGCGACCCTAGCAGAGAAGTACCCAGAAACCAAGGAATACCGGGAGCTTGCTGCTGGTGAAGGCAGTATATTGTTCGCACTAGCGCATAAGATTGACAAGCTAAAGGAGCAAGAATAAGACATACTCAGTCGTGGTACATATCAATAAGGAGCAAAGAATGGGTAAAGAGAGAACTCAGTACTGGATTAGACCCTACATTGAAGAGCTGCGAAAAAAAGCCACCCTAATCCGCCCAGACATACGTAATTGCAGCATTATTCCGGACCTTCACCCAGATAAGTTTGACCTCATTATCTACATGGACTTATTGTTCGGAACAGTTAAGGACTACAAGTGTTTCGCCGCGATTGGAACCATCGCTCCTAATGGGAATGTATTCACAGAAGAACTTCTTGAGGACCATCTCCCTGGGTGGGTTGACGTATTCGTTGCTTCTGTAAGGTCGGGTGAATCCGAGTGCGGCATATATGATCGTGACGATTCTTTGTTTGATCTGGCTAAGGAAGATGGTGGGTGCTTTATTGATTATCCACTCGTGGTTGACAGGAGCAGAGAATGACGGGCGGAATAGTCAATCTTTCTTACGGCCCCAACGGTGGATCTGTCACGTATAGGGGGTACACCGCTGAGATCAACCGCGAAGGCGATATTCTCGTTGGGTTTGTTCCCAGCATTCCTGACGCCCTGCTTTTCGAGGTACTCGCGGTCAACGAGGTCGAGCCTGCGTTTCACAGCGTAATCGACACCTACCTCCGTATGTGCGAAGAGGACGGTGTAGAGCCAGAAACGCAGTAATCCCACCCCAACCTGTGTATAATCACACATACCTGTCTCAATAAACTGTCTCAAAAAAGAAAATAGTTCTTGCATTTAGTTTAGTTAGAGTGTATGGTTCTATGTGTGTGTATTTGCACAGTGTATTCTTACACAGGAGAAACTATGAAGAGTTCTTGGAAGACGACTGGTTGCGGAATTGGCATGATCCTGAGTGGTGTTGGTGCTATGCTGGTAGCGTTGGGTAAACCGTTGGTAGCGTACCTGGACGACAGCCCTGATACCGTAGCAGACCCTAAGGTGGTCTATGCAGCCATTATGACGGGTATCGCTATGATTGTTGGTGGGGTTGGACTGCTGAAGGCCCGTGACAACGACAAGAGTTCTGAGGACGTTGATGCCTGAGAGATACGAGAAGATTAACTATGACGGTGAGATGCCTCTTGGTGAACTGTTAGACATACCGGCAGGCAGACCGAAGAAAGAACCTGAGAAGAAGCGAAAAGACAGAACCCCGTTCTCACCAGAGGCTCTGTCCAAAGGCGCAAAGATAGCAGCGGGTGACTACGAATGGGCGTTAGCCAATTTACACAACCCCAAGATCAGACGAAAGAACGCTCCCTCAATGGGAGCGTTCTCTATTTTGCAGGAAACGATTGATTGGAAATCGGGCGATAAGTTAATCGCCATTGTAGCTCGTATGTCGTCGAAAGAACAAGTCGATGCTGATGAACACAATCGAGCGCTTGATGCAGCAGAACTGCCTGAGGCTATCCGGCAACGCTTTTCAAAGTTCAGTGGAGGAGTTAGAAAACTCATCCAAGAAGAACTTGCTGGTGTACTCGGATGTGCCGAAGGACTATGACGAGAATCTGCTGTGGCGAGCGTGGATTAACGAACAACTAATCAAGTACCCGCACTACTCTGATCTCATCATCAAGTCGTGTATGCACGATATACGGTTCTATGTGGGTACGTTCTGTTGGACACTGGACACCCGCAAAGAAGAACCAGTCCGAGCTTTTATCCCCTACGACTACCAAGAGGTACTACTTCTGCTGATTGTGTTCAATATCAGACAGTCTCAGAAGATGAAGAACTGGTACCGAAGATGGGATGTCGGGATTGATAAGTCTCGGAGGATGGGCATCTCGTGGACAGTCCTCTACTCGTTTGACTGGTTTTGGCGGTTTGACCGCAACAGACACTTCCGGTGCATATCCAGTAAAGAAGAGCGGGTTGACGGAAAAGACGATGAAGACGCCCTCTTCCCAAAATTAGACTTCAACGAGGAGCGGTTGCCCCCCTGTCTCTCAGTACGTGGCGCTCAACACGACCACGCGGCAGGCAGACCCTCAATGATGGTATTCAACCGAAGACGCAGAACCTCTATCCGTGGTGAGGCTTCTAGCAAGAATGCCGGTAGAGGTGGTGGTAACAGCGCGGTGATGAGAGACGAAGAAGCGTTTGCCGAGTTCGGGTCCGAGATCACCAAATCCCTACAGCCTACCACAAAATGCCAGATACGTGTTTCAACCCCCAATGGTGCGGAAGGATCGTTCTGGCAAGCCAAACAGAACTTAAGCAACGACTGGTTTACATTCCATTGGTCGATCAACCCAGATCTGGCCGCAGGGCTGTACGAGTCCAAGAATGGTAAAATCAGAGTCATCGACAAGAAGTGGCATGAGGAAAACCCCGATTACAACTTCAGGATCGAACAAACTCACGCTGACCCTGGAACTCCTTTTGAGTTTCTGAGAAGCCCCTGGTTCGACGGTGAAGTAGACGCCTCTGATTCCATCTATAACATACAGCAAGAGGTCCAGATTTCCTATCTCGGCACTGGATCACCATTCTTCCACCCGGTTGATAAACTGCTGGCCGCGAAAATCAAGAACGTCCGCGACCCGATCCAAGTAGGGCAGTTGGAAGATTTCCTGCCCCCGCAGGAGAATGGACAAAAACAGTCCTTCTCAGACAGAGATATGAGACGGGACAAATGCAAACTATGGTTTCAGCCTTCCCCGCAAGGGCTTGTCCCGCAGGACACTACTTACTCAATGGGTATCGACATGGGGTCCGGTGGTGGCGGTAAATCAGATTCAGTTATCTCAGTCGGGGATGATACCATCAGAGAAAAGGTATTCGAATTCCGCTCTAACGGTATAACACCAGAGGACTTAGCTCGATTAACGGTAGCGGTATATGACTGGTTCTCCACCCACAAAGGAGTGCCATACGCCGCATGGGACGGCGGCGGACCTGGAGTTGCATTTGGTGCGAAATTCATGGAGTTCCGCCCAGACGCAGACGTGTACTACTACAAATCATCTAACGAGAGGAAGGCCCACAGGTCGAATAAGCCCGGAGTTCCTTCTAATCAAGGCATCAAATACAAGATGTTTGTGGATTATAAAGATGCTCTGTTCAGGGGGACGTATGTGACCCGGTGCGTAGAGGCTTATGACCAAGCGCAACAGTTCAGATATGACGGACGTGGCGGGGTAGTGCATATTTTAGCCACAACCACAGAAGACAAAAGTGAAACAGGCCAGCAGCACGGCGATATAACTACCAGTGAGGTCATACTCTTACAGGCAATGAGAGAACGCCCGGAGCCAGTGCCTCGACTTAATGTATTCCCGGTTGGGAGCTTCGGCGCACGGTGGGCAGAATACGACGAACAAGCAAAACGTGAAAAAGAGGAAGTTTACTCATGGTAGAGAAAAGCTACGATGGAATACTTGGATCGCTGCGCGGATGGTACGAAAAGATGCGCGGTAGACCGCTGCAAGTGGATTACGGCCAAGCAGAGTACATGATCGATAAGAACATTGCCTCGGAAAAGCAAATCGGGCATCTCCACGAACTCGTAACCTACAACAGAAGGTTGATGGAGAAAGCGCGGGTAAGTAGAAAGAGGATGCTTGCGGAATACCAAACCCACCTGCTCTCTGAGAATGGTGCGCCAAAACAAGTCATTATCAATAAACAGCAGGACGCAGTACGAATCTGGTTGCAGAACATGGCAACCGGAAGTCCGCGTCTCTCTGTAGATACCGAATTCCCGGAGCTGAGGAACTTTGCATGGTCCTTCGAGCACGCAAACAACAAACATTTAGATGAATGTAGAATTGGCGTTGCGCTTGCTCAAGGTACTTTTGACTCGTTCTTTGCTCCGGGTGTATTTAAGACTGGACTCGCGGCTGGCGCTCCCGAAGTCGTCGAGGAAGAAGGCAACTATATAGACCCAGGAATGTGCTTTACGGATGCGATTGATTTCGATAATTGCGTTATGGATATGAGCGCGAGTAACCCGGAGAAGTGCAAGCTAATCGGAGATAGATACCTGCGGCCTCGCGGGTGGGTCAAGGAACAGTTGAAAAAAGCCAAACGCGGAGAGCCAACCGGAGCAGGGATTTCAAGCTACCGCGATCTGGAAAACCGAGGCGAGGACATGTCTTCGGGCCACGACCGCGCACAAGAGCATAAAGTCTATGACAGCGTGTGGGTATGGGACTGGTATCTCCCCAACGAAAACGTCATCATCCAAATCCCCGCTGGCGAAACCCAACCCATAGGGATGTTTGAGTGGCCCGGACCCGATGGCGGTCCTTATGATATATTGAACCTCTACCCGTTTAGTGGCTCACCTATCGGCCCCCCTCCAGGGATGTCGTTGTTTGAACTACACCTGTTCATTAACCAGACCATGAGAAAAGTCCGGGAACAGACTAAGAATGCCAAAGATTTAATCCTGATCGAAGATGGCATGAAAAAAGCTGGTGAAGTCATTCAGCAGGCGAATGACCAGATGATTGCCTACGTGCCGAATGGCTCTATCGAACGTATGAAGCAAATGACTACCGGCACAGCCAATCCACAGTTAAACAACATGCTCACCTATACAATGCAGGTGCACGACACCGAGGGCGGTAACTTGAGTTCTCTTGGTGGGCTAGGCCCATCCGCAGAGACGTTCCGTGGCGACAAGCTGATCCACGATACCGCGAGTTCACTGATTCGGTTCCTGCAGACACGCCTCCAGAACTGTGTGTCTGATATTCTCAAGAAACACGCTTGGTGGGTGTGGACTGAGGACATCCGTAACTACGGTGGGAAAGCCGAGATTCCTGGTACTGGTGTGCATGTGCCTTGGGATTTCACCGCAGAAGAACGGGAAGGTAATTACCTGGACTATAACTTTACGATTGCCCCCTACTCGATGCAACGAAGAACCCCAGACGAAAAAGCACAAATGGTGATCCAACTCTGGCAGGGATTTGTGATGCAGTCGGCAGAAATGCTACAGCAGGACGGGTGGATGCCGAACGCAGTAGAAACAGCCCGTTACCTCTGCAAGCAGTGGGATGTACCGTTTGATATTCTCTTCAAGGCGATGGACCCCCGCGCACAGAGTCAGATGCGGAATGAGATGGTTGACGCCCCCCCACGCATGGCACAGAAAAGCGAGACTGTGAACGTGCGCGAATCACGCCCTGGCACGACACCGCAGGGAACCGATAACGCATTTATGGACGCGAACGCAGCGATGGCGAAATCTCAAGCAGCGACGGCAAATCAAGGGGGTGGGTTATGAGCATGGACAAAGATGACATGAAGTGGTTCGTGGGGCAGTTTGACACAATCCGCGATGGGATGGAAGAAAAACACACTGATGTCATTGAGAGGTTGGTTCGTGTTGAGACTCGCGTGAACGGCACTGTGGATGATGTGACCGAATTGAAGAAAGAACAAAAAGGTATAGTCAAGACGATAATCGGGCTTGCTGTTGCCAGTGCAGGCGGCGGCAGCATTGGTGCGGCAATCACAAAATTGTTTTAGGAGAGAACCATGTTCAGTAATTTTGATTTGGAGTTTTTCGAGACAGTGGGAGATTTCACGGTTGCCAACGCAGATGTGACAACTCTGGCTAAATCCACTCAGCAGTTCCAAGGAACCAACTGCATTTCGTTTGCTAAGACAAACGACAGCGCGAACTCGACTTACGCTGGTGCGTACAAGACTTTTGACACCGCACTGAACCTGACCGAGAATATGATTCTCCCCACAGATCGGATTGTTTGGTCGGTCTACGTCTCGGCTACTACCGACATCGCAAATGCTTATATCCGTCTCGGCGAGTCCACCACGAATTATCTGGAGTGGCGATTCGCAGATACCACGATGATTGCCGGATGGAACTACTGCTACCAGAATATCGGGCAGGCGTACCTTGGTGGCACTGGGTGGGACCCCGCAGATGTAAACTACATTGAAGCGGGTGTTATACTCGACGCACAGGACGACACACTTGCGGGGATTTTGGTAGATCACGCTTACATTCAGCCAGCGAACCTTGCGGGGTAAATTATGCCTATTTATTCATTTACTTGTCCATGGTGTAAGAAGGTTCTTGACGAGCAGTTCCCTATGGACGACCGCCCAAAGACAGTTTGTTGTGATTGCGGCGGTACAGCACCGTATGATTTTGGGGCAACACATAGAGATGGTAGAAACAGTTCAGCAGACCCGTGGCTGATGGGTGGTGGTAACGCGGGTGAAGGCGAGGGTTCAGTAGCTAGGTGCTTCCCGAAAAGCATGGTCGGCGAATTCGACAAGTTCGATAAGGAAAACGGAGTCAGGGGATCTGTGGAATACGTGGCCGATAAGCGTAAACCGCATTTTGTCAGACCCGCATTCCGGTCGAACAA